ACAAAAGGTATTTTACTGCCTAAGAATCCAACAATTACACCAATTAATCCTAATATTGTAACGGCATGAACTGCATATGTCAACCATATATCAGGAATGAATGACAAATACCACATTTTACTTTGGTTTCTTTCTTGCTATCAATTTCATCAATATTGGATTTCTTCTTCTGCTAACACCTGGTTCACCACCAGCACCGCCAGTACCAGCAATAGCACCAGAACCTTGTACATTTGTTGGTGCAGCTGCAACGATACCATCTTCTTTTACGGTATGTAATTTACCTAAATGTGCCATTGCATCGGCTGTTGTTGTGTTGATTTGATTGTTTAGTGATTCTCTTTCTTCATCACTTGGTGCTTGTTTTAATTGGTGTTTAAGATGATTGAGTTCATCTTTCTTTTCCATGTATTTTTTGAATGTGAGTATGTCGTATGTCATATTTTTCTCAACTTTTCTGCGATATCCATATCTATTGGAATATCATTTGTTAAAATTGATTTGCCATTAATGCCTTTTATTACATCAGGTAATATATTCAAATATAAAAGAAATGTTTTGAGTATATCATAATCTCTTTCATCAATCCTATAAAACAATATTCTTGATGTTGCTTCCGGCCCAAAAACATTGTTCAATAGAATAATGTGATTTAATATCAATCTTTCTTTTAGAGTTTTTGTGATCTTATATCTACGAAACAATCTTTTAAGATATTTTGTTCGTTTTATATCTCCTTCAAACTCAGACATAATACAATTCGGTGCTTCATAACACTTCATTGCATATAAAGTAAAATTATCTTCATTTAAATCATCAAACATCAATTCAAACCCTAATATTAAAAAACGGAGACAACCTTTAGGATGTCTCCGTTGTCGTCAACACAAAACCACCAAAAGCAAACTATTTATTAAGTAATTGTAATAGTTGCGTTTGCGGAAGTTACACTAGTTGCACCTGCTGCATTAACGATTACACGAACCTTGTATGTATTCAAGAAGGTGTTTGCTGCATTAGCCGTCAATGTTGTGGATGTATTTCCTGTAAAGAATGTTCCCGCAGTTGCTGTATTTGCCCAAACAGAACCATTGTTGTACTGCCAGTAGTATGTCAATGATGTTCCAGATGGTACAACAGATGTTGCAACAGTAAATGTTACTGTGTTGCCAGCGCCATTCGCAGCAGAACCATTAGACGGTTGTGAAGTGATTGTGATAACCGCATCTTTGTATGTGGTATCTTCGTAGTCACTATTCATTGTGTTCATCGCAACGAGAACTTCTTCTTGAACACGGTTTGCACGACCACCTGAACCAGTTGTACGCAATACCCAACCAGTATGAGCACCTGTGTTTAGATCAGCTGCAGCTTCTGCGGCAGATACACCAAAGAGACCGATGGTCTCATTTACTGTATATACATCAGCTGTGGTATTGCTGAACAACAATGCAACGTTTGCAGCTGTTGGTCCAGCCGCATTATTTTTTACGTTAGTCGCATTGACAATTGTTGAGTTTACAGCCCAATATGGTGCGTTGGCTGCGTTATCGTTATTACCCCATGATGGCATTTTTTTCTCCTTTAACCTTGGGTTATCTTCTTATTTATCTATTATTTAAACCGATTTCTTTCCATAGTCTTTTTCAAAACCATCTGGTGGATTAGGTTTTCGAGCCATTTCTGGATCAATCTCCACATCATCTCTTTGTTGACCGGTCATCGTTTTACCACCAGTCATGATAGCTTTGGCTTTAGGTCTTTTTCTATCGTCTCCAACATTATCATCTTGAGATTGTTGTTTGTCACCTTTTTCAAAATCATACATATCTTCTTTCATATGTTTTCTTTTGTAGATGCTTTTGATAATGCGAGCAGATTTAGAATATTCTTTTTTCTCTAACTCATCAATTTGTTCAACTTCTTCTTGTTTCAATGCAGCTTTACGGCGATCTATTTCTTTTTGTTGTGCTTCTATTTCTTTTTGAAGCCTCTTAGCTTCATCACCATGTTCCTTTGCAGCTGCATCAAGTGAACGACCAGATAGTGTTTTGAATCTAGAACTAATTCTACCGTAGGCTGAAGATTCATTGGCTGTTTCAATTTCTTCTTTGGCCATTGATAAACCTTTTTCACGGCGTTTAATAATATTTTGAGCAATATCTTTATACTCGCCTGATTTTGCGTGTGGCTTGAGCTGAGCAATTGTTTGTTTTGCTTTCTCTTTATATGACGCTTTAGTTGCAGGACTAAGTTCATTTATTTGTGTTGATTCTTTGTTTAATAATTGTCTGTGATCTTTATCAACAACAATTCTATGTTTCTGTACTAATGACTTTAAAATATCTTTAGACATTCTTCTTGTCGATGAGTCTGATATACCAGAAACTTTTTGTATTGCACGATGAACAGCAGGCACAGAACTCTTTTCCTCTGGTTTACTATGTACACCTAATACAGAACTCAAATGTCTCTTAACGTGTTCATGATCAGCATCAGATGCAGTAGGTAGACTATATGCTTCTTGTATCTTAGAAACAAAATCATAGTCATCCATTGTCAATGTGCCTTTATCACGGATACTGATAAGTTTTTCAATAACCTTGTGTAGATCAGCATCAGATTTAATATCTTCTCTTGCCAACTCTAACATACGAATCATTAGAGGTATATTTAATGTTACGGTATCCGTTTTATCTTTTTCTTCTTTTCTCAAACCATTAGTGTGAACAGGTTCAATTAGCGAATGAGTATGAACAGATTTTTTCAGTTGATGAAACTTTTTACCTGTAGGTGAATGTGTTGTCATAACGGATTCGAAACGATCATTTGCATGATCTGATTTCCACTTCATAAATTCAGAAGATTTAGAATGTGCAACTTTTGTATTTTTTGGTACATATTCTGGATTAATGCCTCGAGCTTTTAAATATCTAGATAGCAAATCAGATTCAGATGCACGAGCAGATATCTCATTGATTGGTTCTTCATTGATACCTGCTTTTGCACCCCAAGGATCAAGTGGATTTATTCCACTTTGTCCTCTGGCAGGCTCAGGATTTTTTCGAATAGAATTTAATTTTTTCATTTTACTTTTGTTCTGTTCTTTACTGCTTCAAAAGCTGACTTTGCAATTTTGGTTGTGCGATTCATTGGTGTGTCACATTGTGTTTCTTCTGGAACACAGTTAGGAACTTTCTTGCCACCTTTGTTCTTCATGCCAACCATTTGATAACCTGTCCAGCAAGGATCGCCGCCTTTTACTTGCTTATTCTCACCTTCTTGTACGGTATCTTCTTTAGCAAGTTTTGTTGCTGTTGCGTACATAACAGATTTAGCACGCTCACCATATCGTTGTTTGAAACCTTGCAAACCTTTTTTCATTCCTTTAACAATACGCTCTTTTTCTGCTGCTTCTGGTTCTGTGAGTGTACGTTCTTCAAGTTCAACTTCTTCCTTGACCATTGCCTTGGCTGTTGAATGAGCATCGTCTTTATCATTGGTAAAGTAATCAGCTGGTTCATGATGCTTACCATTTTTAAAAAGTTTAACGTGATAAGGATCACCTTCATTATGTTCACCGGATAGTTTGTATACCTTTGATTCGTGACCATTTTTATTTGAATATGTGCCTTCCAGTTTACGAGCCTCATCTAAATCAACATCTTCTTTCGTTACTTGCTTCATTCCTAGTCTAGCAAGATGGCGCACAGTAGAATATGATTGACCATATTTGCCAGCTATAGCTGATGGAGATTTTTTTGGTTTATCAGGAGTAAAAGGAACATCATCTTTTTTATTTTTATTCAGATGAGAAGTTTCGATGATTCTAGCAATTGCTTCTTCACCATAAGTTTCTTTTTTCTGTTTACGGAGAATTTTAAAATCGTGTGCATCAATCTTATTGTTCTTATTGGCATCAATTTTATGCTGATCACCTTTTAATTCTTCTTTGACTTCTTTTTTAGAACGAAGAATTTCAAAATCTTGTGCATCGATTTTTTTATTTTTGTTGGCATCAATTTTGTGCTGGTCGCCTTTGAGTGCTTCGTTTACAGCATCGACCATAGATTGAGTTACTTTTGACTTGGTGAACATTTTTTTCTCCGTTATTAACAGTTCCACTTACGTAGAGCTTTGTTTATTCTTGAATCGGGATCACGAGCAGTTTTTGCTGATGTTAATTTTCTTTTCATGCCAGACATTCTTCTGCAAAAACTTAATCTTCTTTTTGCTGACTTAGAACCCTTTTTCAACTTTGATGGCTTCGTTGTAACAGCCATAGAAAGTTTTGAACCTGGATTTTCTCTGCGATATGATTCAATACCTTTGCGATTCAATCCACCAGATTCAGATTTACCTTCTTTGCGTTGCCAGGCAGCAACTTCTAAAATAAAGTCTTTAAATTTTAACATTTTTATTTTTCCGCAACAATTTAATTTTACCGTATGTATCAGAAATTTTTTGCATAGGTTCTTTATTTGTAGAACCACCTAAAGTTCCAGCAACACCCATATCGTTTGCACCAGGATCATCTATAGCTTCGTGATATTGTTTCTTCTTATGTTTCTCACCACGAACTGCATCTTTAGATTTTTGTTTATGTTTACCTGATCCTGGTCCTACTTTTTGTGAAGCGTGTGCTACTGGATTTCTGTGCTTACGAAAATCTTTAAATTCTTTTTGTTCTCGGTAGGTCACATCGCCTAGTCCTGACATAGGGTATACTGTTCCCTGTTGGCGAGTGTCAAATTCTGGACCTACTCCTTGTGTCTTTATCGCACCACTTGGGGCACGAACTATTCTTTTTAACTTTTCTTTTTCTTTGTCCCGCCTGAAGTTGCTTTCTTTTGGCTCTGGTTGGACCTTGACGACTGGCTGCGAGGCTTCGTGGTAGGTTTTGAAGGTGTAACCGCCTGTGGCTCTGATGTCATCGTCTTTGATGTTATCTCGCTTGTTGAGCTTTCTTTGGAGCTGGATTCCTGGGAAGAGCTCGCTGACTGGACTGGTTTTACTTTCAGAAAATCTATTATCTTTTTTAACATTTCTATATTCCTTAAATAATCTATTAATATCTACTGACTTGCGGCGTTCTAACCACTCTTGGGCTGTTTCACCAACTATTTCTGAATCTAGAAAAATATTTGTAGATTCATACACATCATGGATATCTTCTTCTTTAACCTCGCCTGTGTTGTCAAAAATCATAAACTTAGAAAACACTTCGTTAAAGTATTTAGTATTTTCTTGAGATCGCAACCACTTATCGTGTCTCACAGATTCAACCATCGTCCTGGACAATAGTGAATTTCTTTCTTTACTGGTTTCGTTTGTGGTATTGACAAATACCATCATAGTTCCGTAACCTAAATCTTCAAGTTCTTCTTTGATCCACATGATACGGTCACGATCATCGGCTGGACCGTTGATAATCAAAGGACCACGGTTTCTAATTGCTTCTCTGCGATAATCTTTGGACTGTTCTGATAGTTTTTGTTTGTCGCCTAGATATTCTTGCGCTTGCACAACATTTAATTCTACAATCTTTGATTCTGCAACTGCTTCACGGATAACAACATCTTTACCAGAACCTGGACCACCGGTAACAAATATTGCTCGGAATTGCCCTCTACTGACATCTTCATTAATACCCATACCTTTACGAGTATCGCTCATTAATTCTCTGGCGTCTTTATCTGAAACATGAGAAGGAACACCTTCTCTGAATGATGCGAAATCACGATTCTTTGCGTGTTCTCTCATCTTAGTGCCAGACATACCTTCTGTTCCTTCTGCATCAGGATCACGAGATCCAGCAGAAACTACAGTAATCTTTTTAAAGTTATATGGAACATGGCCTTCTTTATTTGGCTTTCCATTATATTTGTTTAAATTATCATGAAATTCTTTTACACGGTCTGAACCAGCAACAACTACCAAGTGGTCGTGGCCTGCTTTACTGAGTCTCTCTGCATGATGAAAAATAGATGGATGTTCTTTTGAGGCGGCAACAAAATTTGTACCAGGAGAATATTTTTGTAAGTGTTTAACTTTTTGTTGCGCTGTTAATGGATTCTTTTTGCTATCTTGAGAATGAGAAGCAATAACCTCATGGTGTGCATTTAGACGAGCAGCAGTCTCTCTTACTTTATCAATTAATTTTAAATGACCTGTAGTAGGAGGATTCATTCTGCCAAAAGCAATAACTGCTGGCTTTTTAAATTCTTCTTGTATTAAATTCTTAAATGATTTCACTTTCTTACCTTTAATAAATTTGCTTTTGCAAATTCTGAACGATTAACCAATTTAGTAGGCTCACTCTTATGATTTACAACAAAACCTTCTGGACCTGTTGGTTTACTATCTATATGATGTTCCAAACCGCCAGTATGTTGTTCTAATGTGGATACTAATAAATTCTTTGCTTTTTGCAAATGGTTATGCATTTGTAAAAGGTTATTGTAGTGTTTTTCATTTGAAGCAATGTGATTTATATGTGTTTTTGCTTCTGCTTCTTTTCTTGACTGTGCAATCGGTGTTTTTAATTTCTCTGATTGTTTAGTATATTTTGACTGTATGTGTTTCGCTAAACCTTCAGCGGTTGGTGTTTCATCTGTACGAACTGTGTGGTTAATATATGTTGCAAGATGGCCAGCGTCTCCACGATGCATTTCTGTTGCCTTGTACATGGACTTATTTTGGTCATGTATTTTTTTAGCTTCATTCATGTGGTGCTGAAAAGTTTCTTGGTCTGCGTCAGAGTAATGCACCTGTTTTGTGTCGTGGTTTACTGATTTGCTCCAAACATCATTGTGCTGTTTAAAATTGTGGACATCTGGATGAGAATCGGATGACATTGTGGTAATATCATCACCGTGATATTGTGTATGCACAACTACGCCAAGTTTTGCTTTACGAACTTTATCAGCTTCTTCGCCTTTTGCAGTATACTTAATCGTATTTGGTGTAAATGAAACTCCTTTGGCACCCTTATCTTCTTTGTCTCCTTCTGAGAACATAAGATCACCTTGGTATACACCAGTCTTAGGTGCAACCTTTTTTAAGTGTACAAGTGCAGAATTCAATTTTTCTGCAAGACCTGGTGCATGGCCATGATTCTTTGCAACATCTTTTGAATTGTAGTTTATTTTTGGAGTTTTATTAAATGCTGACTTACTGGCTACAAAAAATTTACCAGTTTTTGGATGGTGGCCGAAAACGACCGATGGTGAACCGTCATATTTCATGGTGAGTGCAGAACTCTCGCCTCCAGATTTTATATGTTCATGTGCCTGTTGGAGAGCTCCGTATGCATGATCAAAACCTTCTTCTCCATGAAGTAGAGGTCTATCTTCCGCATGGTGTATATGTTTGAGTTGTTTAGGCTCAGTTTCTTCTCTTAGAAAAGACAAAAACGAATACATTGATTTCCTTCTAGATATGCAACACACTATGGTTGCCCGATTGCTTATTTATACAACATATCGATTTCTGTGTTCCGTATCTGTAAAAATTCGATCCGATACATAGATGTCAAAATGTTGGATTTATTGCCAGGTAGAACCCTCAAAATCCAACCAATAACTTTTCATTTGACCTTTTCCGTTGAATATGTGAAAAGGAGTTGTATGTAATAAACCTCTACCTGAATAATAATAGATTAGATTTGGTGGTGCTGGG